AATTATATCTTGGTCGCTACTAGCACCTTTAATGTAATTATTTGAGCCATCATGAAAAATTTCAAAATCTCCACCTGCACCCATTCGCAAGCGTTTGCTATCGCCTAAATTTATATCATCATTGAATGTAGCTTCGCCCGCCGCTGACATATCAAGTGAAAGGGCTGTGACTGTATTGCCGCCATCGTTGCCTTTGAATAGAATGTTTTTGTCTTGAACTTGTGACTTCATTACCAAGTCACTGCTAGAGTTTCCTATAAACCCAAATTGGGTTCCTCCGTCAGCAAAGATAATATCAGCACCATCTGCATCGAGGATAATGTCTCCTGCAACGTCTAGGGTTAGGTTGCCAGAACTTACATCAATCTCATTACCATCAATTGTGATGTTATCTACCACTACACCTGCGTTGGCTGTTACTGCTCCTGTGAAAGTAGCGGCTCCTGCGTTTGACATATCAAGTGTGAGGGCCGATATGGACGCGCTTCCGTCTGTACCTTGGAATATAACGCCAGAATTAGATACTGGATTGTCAAAATATAAATTTGAATTATATTCATAAATATCTAATTTTACTGTGCCATTGTCTGCGAATTTTAAATTACCACCATCAGCATCGAGGATAATGTCTCCTGCAACGTCTAGGGTTAGGTTGCCAGAACTTACATCAATCTCATTACCATCAATCGTGATGTTATCTACTACCACACCTGCGTTTGCCGTTACAACACCCCCTGCTGCTATAGTGCCCGATATGTCTGCATTGCCATTGATATCTATCGTAGTAGCGTTAATCACGACAGCAGCGTCCGTGATCACATTTAAATTTCCACCCCCTTTCACTTTGATGTTTCCGTGGTCATCATCAGCGGCGGCGGTATTTGACGATGCATACATTTCAAAACAGTATTCTGCACCTGAACCTGCATCTGCAACAGCGGCACGGCCCGTTTGGAATCTACCTTGTAAGTCGTGAATTCTTATATTGGTCTTCGCTCTCACAGCCCCGTCAGAGTCGCCAAAAATTTTAAACGCTTCGTCTGATCCAGACGCATAAAATATCGTTTCAGCACCACTTGCAGTCGAGAAAAGAGCGTTACTTGATTGATCGACGACTTGCAAATCCTGTACGACTAATTTTAGATTCCCGGTTCCCGCGTCTTCGATTATAGAATTACTGCCATCGTGCTTAATGATTAAATCGTTGTCAGTTCCTAATTTTATTGACTTATTATCGCCAAACAGCAAATCTCCCGTCATTGTACCGCCTGCTGTTGGTAACAAACCCGTCGCTGAGAAATTGTAATTACCTGGCAATCCAACTTCAGATATCGTTATGTTATTTCCAGCGATTAATTGAATGGCATTACTCGTCGGTGTTGTCGTCGTGCCATCTTGATTGGCTTTCACTGTCGGAACGCCAACAGTATCCGTCCACGGTATATTCACTACCGCTTGCCCATCCGCATTCAGTTGAATACCATAAGTTCTTGAAGATCCAACAGTGACCGAATTTGCAGCAACGGCTTGAACAGTGTCACTGAAAAGCTCCACGCCGCCCAATGTTGTTTCAGTTGCAGACGGCAAAGTATATGCATTAGCAGATGCCTCTATCGCATTCAGCTTTGTGTGGTCAGCATCGGTAAATACATTGGAATCTGTAGCACTTTCTACGAGCGTCCTGATTTCGGCTGCAGTTTGATCAGCAGTAGCCAATGCCTCTATCGCATTCAGCTTTGTGTGGTCAGAATCGGTAAATACATTGGAATCTGTAGCACTTTCTACGAGCGTCCTGATTTCGGCTGCAGTTTGATCCGCAGTAGCCGATGCCTCTATCGCATTCAGCTTTGTGTGGTCAGAATCGGTAAACACATTGGAATCTGTAGCACTTTCTACGAGCGTCCTGATTTCGGCTGCAGTTTGATCCGCAGTAGCCGATGCTTCTATCGCATTCAGCTTTGTGTGGTCAGCATCGGTAAATACATTGGAATCTGTAGCACTTTCTACCAAAGCGCGTGCTTGAGTAGCGGTCGTTGCTTGACTAGCAATGTACGCCTTCGTTGACTGCTGAGTTGGAACCGCAGACGCACTGTCGCTTGCAAAATTATCTTCGTCTAAAACCGTTGCCATTGCCGCAGCCGTAGCGGCAGCAGCGGTTGCACTCGTGGCAGCAGCGGTTGCACTCGTAGCAGCAGCGGTTGCACTATTTTCTGCCTGTGTTTTTGCAGACTCGATCGCAGTAGTGTTTGTTGTAGTAACGCCAGATCCACTATAAAAGCCAGTAGCCATGTGATTCCCTCAGTTTCAATTTTTAGTCATCATAAAAAGTCGTTGGCCGTATTGATGTGAGCTGTCCAGCGAGCTCCGCGTCGTCCGCGAAGAGTTGAATCTCGTTCAATAGCTGCCCAAAACGCATTTCAAATTGCGGCAGACGGTCGTCTAAGTAATAATCTGCTGCGAACACTAGGGCGCCGTACAAAAGCACATCGCTTGCCATTTGGGCGAGTCCGTTCTCATCGCTGTCAGCGCTCATGGTGGCAAACGTAGCGTAGTAATTTAGCGTAAGTGTCCCAGAGGAGGGCGCAGGAAAAAGTAAAAACTTCTCATTTTCTCGCGCAAAAAAGTGTGGATTTCCAGACTCTCCATTCTTTCGGCGCAGAAGCATTTCGCGCATCGGTATTCTTCGGAGTAGATAATCGTCGAAATAGAGATCGATGGCTTCCAGAAAATCTGCTGGTAATACGACAGAGCTTGTAGATGCGCTGATTGTGTAAGTATGTTGCTTTTCCATGTTTGGAACGCGCAAAGTCCGCATGATTCTTGTTTGCGACTGATCCAGAAAAGTATCAATGAGCTGGCTCGAAACGTCTGTGCGATTTAAAAGAGCTTTGAAATGGGTCCGAAGGTCGCCAAGATTCATTGTTACACCCTCTTTTTGGTCGTTATGAAAGCATCGAGATTTTGATTGCGAAGCCGTTTGAGAATTGCCGTAGGACTTTCTTTCATCATGTCGAAGCCCTCGCGGAGCCATTGCTCATGTACGACAACTGGTACGCTGGCAACACGCATAAATTCATTCTCACGCTGTCCCAGGGAGTCTTCGCGCTGTATTTTGAGCGAATCAAGATAATTACGTGGAATATCCTGCGTGTGTTTTCGGATGACGCTGTTATCGCCGCCATCAAGATATTCTGTTTCTATATTTTTCATGCTTGGTTGCCTCCTGTAAAAAAACAAAGAAAAAAGACCGGGCGCACCTAGGGGAGGAGACGGCCCCATCATCGATGGCCCGATCAATTTTCATTAAGCGCTAGAACTTATGAAAGTCCGGTGATCATTCCTGAGTCCGCGAAATTCATATGCTTCAAGCTGTACTCTCCGACAACGCTGTGAGTCTCAGCATCGCCAACCGTGGCATTTTTCACCCGGAAGAACGGACGCAACACAAGCGTCTTGAACATCGCTGGATCGATCAAGAAAGCGTGCGTTGAAAGCTGATGACGATTAAGCACCGTGCGATATTGGCCGAATGGCGTCACGAGCACATCGATGACATTCACTAGCGTTGTGGCTTCTGCTAGATCGCGTTGTCGATTTGAGCTTGCAGCAAAACCTGCGACGATCGTGCTGTCGGCAGGCTTTATCATAAGCACTGATGGCTCACTGCCGGCTGTGTACAAAGTTTGGCCGAGAGTGAGAATCTTTGCTTCGGTCAGCGGATCTGTACTGTTCCCGCCGGCATCTACTGAAGTTGAGATTTGCTGACTCATCGATGCAAACTTTCGTGCTGCGCTTGCGCTGCCAGTTACGGCGGCTTGGTCAACACCCACAATCGCAAGTTCTAAATCGCGCTTGATTTCTTTAAGTGCTTTTCCAAGTTGGTACGCAGTTTCTTTCGCACGTCCATATGTTGCGACTGTGTCTTGCGTGGCTGTTACCGCAAATGTCTTGGTCAAGATTTGGGTGTTATTGGTGCGCGTTGTGGCTTGATTAAGTGAACCTGCGCTGAAATTAGCTCCTTCAACAGCGGCATTAACGCCGGCTGATGCAAGATCATCTTCGAGCCAAGAATGGATTCGCGCTGATATCTTTTCAGTTTTGAAAAGCGTAAACGCGGGCGTGTCAGTTGGGCTGATATCTGTGATAATATCGGCCACACTTTCTTTTGCTCCGACAACGTCGTAACTAGTATAAGTAGCCATGTGGTTTTACCTCATTTTTTTTATTGCTCCCATCGCGCTAACAAAGCGTTTGAAATAACGTCCAAATCATTGGCGTCTCCCGACCGAAGCGAATCAATTGCCGCTTTTTGGCGACTCTTTGATTTATCCACTTGTGTGGGGGGCGCTTTTTTTGAGCGAAGAACCTTCGTTGCAACTTTTGATTTTTTCACAGTAGCGACCTTTTTGCTTTGATCAAATAATCGCGCTTTATTTAAAAGCATGATGACATTTGGATCGGTAAAGCTATTAACAGCTTGTTCGGGTAAGCCTGCTGAAATGGCATATGTACGAATATCGTTGTACATTGAGTCGTTCCAACCTGGCATTTCCTTTTCGAGCACTTTTACAGCTTCTTTCGCCGCAGTTTTTTGCTGCTCCGAATGTTGTGCTTGTAGTTGGCTGAAAAATTGATCTGCTTCTTGGGTCAAAAATTTAACGTCGGATTCAGCCTCCGCAGCTTCTTTTCTCAATTGTGCGAAATCTTGTGCGTCCATCTGGCGCGAGGCAATGAGCATATCGACCTCTTCGTAAGGCTTATACCGCTCTTGTGCTTTTTCGATCATTCGCTGTAATTGCGCCGAAGTGCGTTGGATGTTTTCATCGGCTTGTTTGCGTTGAGATGCAAGTTCTTGAGACTTACGTGTGAGACTAGCTTCTTGACCGTAAAGACGCTTGAGATCCTTCACAGATACCTGCTTATGCTCACCGTCAACAGGTATTTCAACGAGCATATCGTCGTCGATTTCTAACTCTTCCTGTTCATCGTGGTCAGCATCGTTCGCAGGGTCTGCGGCGTCATCTTCAGTGTCTTCGTCTTCTGCTACCTCTTTTTCTAATTCGTCATCTGTCTCAATTATAGATGCGTCATCAGTTGCCTGATCTTGATTTTCAGATAGCTCCTCTTCTGGAGCGTCTTCCCACCTAGATAAAAGGGCGTCAGCGGCGCTATCTAAATCATCAAGCGCCGGGCGAGTGTCTTGCACGTTAGCATTAGCCATAGTGCTACTCCTCTGTTTCTGTTTCGTTTAACATTTGATCGCGCACGGCAACTCGTTGCTGTAGAGTTGCGACGATATCCATCAATGCGCGGTGGTGGTAATAACTTGATTCGCGCTTTTGCGTCTCGTCTGGTTTCGTATTCACGAAGTTTGCAAAAGTGCCTTCAATCAGTTGGTTAGTTGTCAGAATAAACGTCGGATTTTTTAATAAAACTTCTGAATTATTACCGAGTTCAATCAGCTCATCTTTATTGGGTTCCATGCTGTCTCCTTGTCGAGTTTAAAAACAATTAGCCTCGTGGGCTTGCAATAGCCGTAATTGTGTCGGCCTGTTGTGTCAGCTCAAGTTCAGCTTCATCAATCTTCACTTTGTGCGCGAGTTGAGCTTCTTTTAGATCCATCGTATCGGATTTCAAAGCGAATTCAGTCTCAGCTTTCAAAGTATCTAGCTGCAACTGAAGCGCTTGATTCTGGGCTTGCATTTGTACTTTCATCTCTGCAATCTGAGTCTGACGCTCAGTTACTTCAATTTGCTTCTGGAGCATTTCGAGCCGTAATTGCTCAGACGGTGATGGCTCTTGCGGCTGTAGCTGATTCGGGTCTGTTAAGTATTCCGACACATTCTTGATGCCGCCAAGATCCATTATTTTTGAAATTAGTGCGTATTTATTTTGAGGGGCATACATCGTGCTTAGTGTTTCGTCAGTGGAAAACAGTTGATGCATCGCAAGGTATTTTTGTGACTCGCGCTCGCGCTCCCCATATCCCAGGTGCAGCGAAATACTTACATCGCGTCGATCTGCCCATTTACTCGGTGAGACGCGAACATAGTTGCCTGCTAGCTCAACTAATTTGTCATCTTGCTCGTTTTCAATGACAAGCTGATAGATCATGTTGTAGAGCGGCTTGACAAATTGATTGGCGAAATTACGAGCTATTATTTTCTGCCGGCCCTGCGACATTGTTTGAAGTTGCTCAATCATTGCCGCACTATTTTGCTTGGATATTGCGTCTTTATTGGTGCCTTGCGAGATTCTGCTCACACCCGACGTATCCTCAAGCTGCTCATCTAAAAGTTTGATCGTCTGAAAAATAAAAGGGTTAAGGCTCGCCTGCTGCATTGGTACGATGGCATCTGGACGTGTTGCGTTGACGATTCCGCCGACGCGGTTATCGATCAGTTCTTTGGGATTGGTGAGCCCACCCTTGGTGACAATATATCGTGGATTATTTGTGATCATCGCGTGATCTAAAATGCTCCGAGTGAGCACGGTTCGAGCATTTTGTGTGGGTATTATTTTGTCGGCAAAATTACTCCCGAAGAAAGCATGTGGCATTGGAATCGGACAGAACGCAACAAATGGACGGCGGTTAACTTTCTCTTTATAGAGCAGAATATTTCCCGCTTTAATTACTTTATACAGCTCGGCAATACCGTCTCCCTCAACATCTAAATCGATGTAGCATTCGTGAACGGTGACTGAGCGAACTTGGTCTTGATATCCAAAGCTATTGAAGCCCCTCACGCTTGACACGTTTTCATGACGCGAGAGAACTTCTGGATCGGTTTCCATATCAACATCGGAATGTGGCCCGATCTTTTCAAGTAAATCTTCGTCGTATCCCTCTTCGAGTAACTCGCTAACCGTCTTTGTGGTCCGATGCGCGCAAAAGCCTATGTCATCTAAACTTTTAGCCTGCGGCTCGATCAGAAACTCTTCTGGTGCAATGTTTTCGATGACAACCTGGCTCGTATCTCGGTAAACATATACAGAACCGCTGGTAAGTCCGAGTTCATCTTCTTCGCTATCTTGAAGCTCAACATTTTCTTGCGAAAGAAGCATGTCTAGTTCTGAATCAGTGACATCATCAAAATACTCAATGTGAAAGTCTTCGCTCTCCCGCCAGTACGCTCTACAGATTCCAACTCTCGCTAACAAGCCGTCGTGAATAGCCGTTTGCATGACGCTAAAAATATCATTTTGGCGATGCGCAACATAATCTGTGTACGCCGTACATAACGCCGCCATTTCAACATCTTCAGCACTTTGCGGTACGAATTTGACGGTGCCTTCGCCTGCACTGAATGTTTCTAGAAGTGTCGCTTTCATGCACTCAACGGTGTCATACACGTCTAAGCTCACGTACTTACTATTGCCATCATGCGCTGGCTTAGGAAGAGCTCCTGTGTAATATTCGAGCACTTTCTGACGTTCTTGCGAAATTTCAGAATCGTAGTAGCCGACGCTTCGACTTATGCAATCATCCAGCTTCGTCACGATCTGATCATCGTCCAGCGCTTCGTAATCTATAGCCATTTTTTATACCGCCTCTAAGTAATAGTCGTCGTGTACATGGATTGGTTCCCAGGCGTCCTCATGTATGTGATTAGCAAACGCGAGAGCCATTACGCAATCGTCAAAGCACTGCGGCTCTGCCTGCATTGCACCAGATTCCGTCACAATGTAAGTCAGCATTTCGCGCAAAGTTACTTTGTCATTAATTTGGATTTCTCCGTCACGGACAGCCGCTCGAAGCTCGTCAATGATTAGCGGCTTGGTTTTTGCAGTCGTAGTGAATCCGAGTTTGACCGTTTGATTTTCAGTCAATTTGTCCACGGCAATATCTGTAAAAAAATGCGGGTACGCCATGTCTTTACCGAGTCTCGTACACGTTAAGATGCCGTGTGAGTTGTTCTCCACGATGATGTACGCCATGTTGTAATACTCGCCAAGCGCATAGAGAATCTCTGCGAAAAAGTCTGGATGTGCGTGGGCGCGCCATGTTGCTACTTGACGTTTTTTACTGTCTAAAATTTGCGCAACAGAGTAATCGCCGCCTCTAACGCCCATCGCAACGTCGGCCCCTATAATGTATTGCTCGCCGGGATCATGCTTCAGATATGTTGTCAGCTCACCCTTCGAATGATAGTTCCATTCGTTGCCTTCGAGCGCCAATCGCTCTTGTACATCGGGTGCTGTTTTGAGCATTCGTTGCAGCTCATCCGGGTTGAACACCGGGCGACCAGTTGTTAAAAAGGCTTCATCCGCTTCTGCGGGGTACTCCTGGCGAAACAAATCTATGCCGTTCTGTGCGATTTTTTTGCGCCGAAACATAAGCTGTTCATTGTCGAGCTCATATTCTTCAACCAGGGTTTCTTCTTCTGGGGTACGCTCAAAATTTACTGGTACTAGCTCACGATAACTTTCATCGATAAACCACGGAATGAAAACTGGAACATAACCATTTGTGCCAGCGACGGCACCTTTCCACAGATCGTAGAAAACGCCAGACACACCGTTAGCCGTACTTTCGACAAAAATAGCAGTTCCTTTTTGATTTGGCACGGCTTGGGTAAGTCCATTCCAATTGTCGCGTGCTGATGACTTTGCCCAAAAGGCAAGCTCGGAGGCGTGACAATATGTAAGTGTCTCACCACGTCCGATTGACTCACCTCCGGCGGTCGATACAACAAAAGAAGAATCCAAAACATCGAAGTTCATTTCGCGGCGCGAGCTGTACTTCGTGTGAGGCTTGAGAATCGCCGGGCAGTTATCGTGGAAGCGTTTTGTCATGTCAAAAAGGGCGCGAGTAGAATCTGCATGATGGGTCACAACCATCGCTTTTTGAGCACTACGCTGACTTACCGAAAAATACAGATAGCCGCCAACGTGCGTCGATAAGCCCTGCTGACGCGCCTTTAAAATGATTATGCGGATTTTACCTTCGCTTTCTAGTTGATCAGTAACAGCTTTATCCAGAATCTTTTGTGCTGTATTGAGATTGAGCGGTGAGATGTCGCCTATTTTAGTTCTTATTTTCAGCGCGCTTTTTGCGTACAACGCAAACTCATTTCTCAGGCGCTTACGAATCTTTCTTAGCGCTGGCTCCATTTGTTTTTTCCTCGGCAAGAACCGCTGCTAAAAAATCTTCGGCAGCGTTTATCGTCACATCGGATTTCGCGGCAGGTTTGCTTTTTGTGAAATCTAAAACTAGCCTGGCAGCTTGTAGTTTTTCTCGTGAAGCTCCGTCGATGCGCATTACTTCGACAGCGGTGCGCAGTGCTTCGCGTTGGTATTCATCGTCTAAGTCATAACCTTGTTTTATCATGAGATTCACCATTCGAGTGGCGTACCTTTTGGCAGCAGTACGCTTTGGCTTAATTGTGTTTGCGCGGTGTCCATCTGGCACACCGAGCGGGCGACCCGCATTTTTTTTGGGCTTATTGGACCACTCTTTGCGGAGCGCTCGGCCTTCAGGAGTTTTCATCAAATTAGAAAAATAATGATCGGGACCAGCGCGGCTTTTTGTGATGTCTTTAATCGGTATCGGAGGCGACCTTTTGCGTTGCTTTTTTTGCGGCGGCACGGGTTGCTCGTTTGTTTCTTGCATTAATTTTGTCCTTTAGAATTGAGCTTACAATCTCTCTTGTTTGCTGCGATTGCGTGCAATAAAATGTTGCCGGCAATGCTGTAAGCATTTCATTAAAAATTATGTGTTTTTGCGCTGTATTTAATAATGTACTGTCCATCACGTTTTCGATACGCAAGAGGATTTGCACAAAATCTGCTGCGGTATAGTTCAAATTAAATCTCCTTGTTACGCTGACAGTGCGCCGACAGAAGGGGTGAGTGCGCCAGGCTGTGGACGATTCTCTTTTTCTTCGTCATCTTGTGCAGCCATTTGTGCGACACCTGCCATGACTGCCGCCAAAATAACCGTCAACGGATTCGCTTGAAAAGTGACTGGCATTGATGGATCGCGCTTTTGAAGCCTTTTAAAATAGTTTTGAATTTCTTTAGCCGTCGCGGGATAGTTTGATTTCATTCTCTTTGGATCAAAAAGGTAAAACGCGAATGCATCTGCAACGCGCTCAGTGTTCGTTGCGGCATATTCTTGGTAATCGCTTAATTGCATGGCTTCTTCAATAGTCATACTGCCAGACACAGCCATGTCTATGCCAGAGCGTACGTCTTGGCGTACGGTTCGGCCATCCGACAATTCTCTCCGATACTCATCGCGCTGAATAGCGGCCATCTCGTTTTGAATTTTGGAGTTATTTTCTACGAGAGATTCGAAAGATCCTTCTTCGAGCATCGGCATAAATAAATTGCTGTTTGTGTTTGTTTTGCCAAGACCATGTCCGGTTTCATGCAAGACCGTCAAAAAGCGCTCTAAATTACCTTGCATTGGATTGATTAAAATCGTACCAGTGCGCCTTGCGAAAGACCCTTTTGTTGTCATTCGGTCGCGTTCTTCGCCAGACATA